CAGGTAAAATGATTATTTTCACAACTGATTAAAAATGTGATATAATACAAGCGTAAACCACTGAAACAAACCAGAGTTTACTGAAACAACAGTAATCTTTGGAGTAATCAGTGGCTTTCTCTTTTTTAACAGAAGAAAACATTTTCGATCTATGTAGCACCTCAAAAGACTATACGGAAAAACTAACGCAGGCTTTTGAGGAGTATTCCCGTCTTGCCAGAAATAAGCCACACGCTAAAATACCTAAAGCGTTTCCTAAAACTACAGACGGTACAGCAGCTTCAATTATCATTAAGTCTGCACGTCGTGCCGTACAGCAATTGCCGGCTGGTGTAGTCTCTACTTCTGACGAATATAGTCCATGGCCAATAATTGCTGAATTTGCTTACTTAAAAGAAATCCTACCTAACGCCAACGCCGAATATGACCTGATCCATAAAATGTGGATAACTATTGAAAATGGTGAGTCATTTGGGTCTCAGTGTGTCTTTACGCCAGTAGCTTACAACGATGGCAAGCTGCTTCCAGACTATTTAATCGTCTCATGGCGTGATGTATTTATTCAACCTGGCAAAAGATCTGCTAGCGATAGCGACTATTTATTTGTACGCACGTGGTGGCAAAAGACTGACGTAGAAAAGCTTATCGATGCCGAAGAAGAACGACGCCGCATTGCCAAAAAAGAGGGCGCACTATACGAACCAACTTGGGATTTGAAGGCACTAGAAGAAATAAAAGAAGCTATTGTTACTAAAGACTCTAAAGACCAGAGCGAAGCAGAGCAACAGTATTCACTTGATCCATCAGGTATTGAAATTATAACTGGTTTTCAAATTGGTCATAATGCAACCTTCTTTACCTTCAATCCAGCCACTAAAAAGATTGTACGACGTAAGAAAAATAAAGACCCAAGGGCTAAGATACCCTTAAACTGGTATTTTTATGACGCCGATGGAGTCAATCCTCTGGGTCGTAGCGTCTTAGAGCTAATTGGTCCTCTACAGAACCTGATCGATAGCGATATGCAGGCTTATCAATACAACCGCGCCGCCGCGTTGCGTCCAACTATTAACGTATACGGCGACGTAAACGAGCGAACCCTTGAATTCAAGCCAAACGGTCTTAACAAAATTAAGAACCCGAATGTACGTATTGAAGCGATGTCCGTAGACACTTCAGCAATCCGCGACTATCCGAATCTATACGGCCTGCAGAAGTCTCAAATGCTCAACCTGGTCAATAGTCCAGACACTTCAATTAGCGCAGAGGTTGGCAATCCAGGATTTGGTAAAACGCCACAAGCACTCAAGACTCAACAAGCTCAATTGTCTATTGACGACAATGCATTACGTAAAGGATTTGAAGCATTCTTTGAAGAGTGGAGTGAAACGGCTATTAACTTGTATTTTGCAGAGCGTGAAGGTATAGAAATAATCCAGCTAGACACAGACACTGCACAGAGATTGCGAGACCTAGAATCAAAAGGTCATGTACTAGATGGTGTAGTGCTAGATGATGATAATAAAGCAACTGTAGACTTCTCAAAAGCTAAGGGAGTACTGAAGTTTAAGATTGACGCGTCAACAACGAAAGTAAACAGCGAAGCGGCACAGCTAGATTCTCTGAAGACATTGATTCAGACGCTAGACTCTAGCCAATCACTGAACCAAGTAGTGCCAGTAGATAAGAAATTAGCCGCATGGAACGCTATTGTTGCTAACTCTGGCATTGATGGATTAGACGAGCTAAAGGTTACAGAAGAAGAAATGAAAGAAATGCAGGAGGCGCAAACTCAAGCCGCGGTCCCTGCTACCGATGAAACAGCTACAGCCGAGACGGAGCAGCCAGCAGAAGACGAGGCTCAGGTCGCTGAAGTACCAGTAGAGCCACAAGAAGATATAGAGCCAAGTATTGTAGATGAATTACGACAGATAGGCACGCCAGAAGACCTAATTGCTGAAGTACCAAGCATGATTCAAAAAGGATTTACAGAAGAGGAAATAATCGCATCGATTATGGGAGTTATCCAAAAGGAGGGTGAATAATGGACGAAAATCTATATCCGCGCAGTACAGAATATTACCAGCCAAATGAGGAAGAAGACCAGAGGATAGAGGAGGCTAAGCAAGCCGAGATCAATGCTATTAAGCAAGATATGAATAAGTTGCAAAAGGTGCTTGACCGCTGGGATGAGCGCATTGCCTTCTACAAGTCTACTGACGCTATACCAGAAGAAGTAATTACAGATAAAGAGAAACTAGCTATTTATATATCGGCAAACAAACGTGTTGTAGAGATTTTAAGGGAGGAAAGGAGCTTCTTAGTAAGTGTAATTGACCAAGCGGCGTAGTAAGGTACTCTGCTTTGGTTAGCTATCCTCGCTATTGGCTAACCAAAGGAGCGCATCTCACGCAACCCAGGTTCGTCACCTGTAATCGACGCTTAAACAATCTAATGAGAAGGAGGGGTACTGTGCCATCAGACGCAGAAAACCAAGAAGTCGTTAATACAGAGGTAGAGCAAGAGTCTACCCACGCTGAGTCGGCGCCAGCTGAAACACAAAACTCTGAGGCTTCTTCAGAGCCAGAAACCAAAGCAGTTATCTCAGATAGCGGCGAGGTGGTACACGTCAAAGTCGATAAGTCTAAGGAAGAAAGCAAAGATGCTGATTCTGATGATGAGTCAGACGAAGACAGGAAGCCGAAACGGGGCAAAGAGGCGCGCCGTGAACAACTAGAACGCGACTTAGAGGAGGATAACCGAATCATTCGTGAATTAGTTGCTAAACGGAACGAAACTAGAGCTTATCGCCAGCAATTGGAGCTTGACGCACAGAACGAAAGCACATTTCAACCTGTACAGCCACAGCTGCAACAATTGCCAACAATAGCGCAGATTATGGAGATGGAGAACCCAGAGACTGGCGACTTCTTCACAGAATTTGAAGCTAAGGCGGTATTGCAGAACCTACAGTTGCAACAGCGACTAGATAATATGCAACAAGCTCAGGAGCAAGCGGCTTATAAAGCTCAAGTCGAAGCGTCAAGAAGTGATTTGTCATATAAGGCAGATATGGCACTCAGGGATTTCCCAGAGTTTGACCCAGAATCTGATCAATACGATGAACACCTTGATAAAGCCGTAGACGGGTACCTGCAAAGTGTACTTGTTTACGACCAAAACGGCGATGTCATTGGCTCAAAGACAGATGTATATCAATTATATAAGTCATTCCACAAAGACGGTGAAGCACCTAAGCAACGCACTGTGATTAATGACGCTGGTGATTTCCGCGGAGGCGGCACTAGGATCGTTAAACCATTCGCCAAGCTTACTACAGAAGAGAAGGAAGAATATCTCCGTCGACAAGGACATGATATTTAAGAAAGGTTAATAACATGGCAACAAACACAACTGCAACGCTTTCTGCCGAGATGATCCAATACCTGGAGGAAAAATTCTTGGAGCGAAGCGAAGCCCGCACAATTCACCTAGAAGGTGCTAAAAAGAAAACTCTAGGAAAAAACTCTGGTACAACGGTTACCTTTACAAAACGATCACCATTTGGCTTGGCTACAACGCCATTGACAGAAGGTGAAAACCCACAAGACGAAGCTATCCGAAGCAACAAAGTCGTTGCTACTCTACGTGGCTACGGTAAGTGGACTAAAATCTCAAGCATGCTGTACAACACTTCAATCGATCGCGAGATGAAAGAGACGATTGAAACTATGGGTCAAAATGCAGGTGAAACAATCGACGCATTGGTCCGTGACGTATTGCATCAGGGTGCTACAGTACAGTTTGCGAATAAGAAAACTGCATTGAACGGTATTACTGCTGACGATATCCTGACGGTAGCAGAAATCCGCAAGGCTGTACGTACATTGAAGAAAAACAACGCAATCCCATACGCAGACGGATTCTTCATTGGTAAGGTTGGTCCAGATACTGCATACAACATTACTGGTGATACAGCTTGGATTGACGCTCAGAAGTACACTGGCCGTGCAGAACTGTACAAGGGTGAATTAGGTCGCTTGCATAAAGTCCGCTTTATCGAAGCATCAAGCAACCAGAAGGAAGAGGCAAGTACAACGACTGTCTACTCAAACTTCATTCACGGTCAAGAAGCATTCGGTGTTGTCGACTTAGCTGGTAGCGGCTTGAAGAAAATTATCATCAAGCAGTCAGACAAGGGCGATACATCTAACCCACTCAACCAGTTTATGACCATTGGTTGGAAGGCTGAGGCATTTGCGTCGGCAATCCTTGATCCAAAGTGGATTATCAACGTTAAGACTGGTGCTAAAGACTAGTATTTAATAACAGTAAGGGGTGGTTAAACACTGCCCCTTACGACCAAAGAAGGGAAACGGTAAAATGGCAGAGAAAAATACAACCGCGCTTACAGCCGAAGAGATTATCGCCAACGCTAAAAAAGAGGCTGAGAAGATTATCGCTAGCGCAAAAGAAACTGCAACTAGTGGTGAAATCGTAAGCCGTAGCGTATCTAAGGAAGATATCATCGAAGCATACAACAGCGGATTAAGTCATCTAGAGGTTGCTAAGAAATTTTATGGCAACACAAACGACGACAATATGCAGAAGGTTATTGCAGTTATTGAAGAATCAGTACCATCAGGGGATGACAAAGACCCAGAGGTTGAAGTTACTGATCCTTGGATTGGAGCTTAATAGATTATGGACTGGACGAGAGAGGGCGATCTAACTAGATTACATAAGGTGTTTAATGACCCTCTTAAGTCCCGTCACGAGCGCAGATTAGCCCACGACACATTCAACAAGATATTACGCCAGCTAAAAGATAAAAAACTCACCGAATTACGTCGTAGGCTAATCCGAGCCAACATTGCAGACGATGATGCCGCCGTAGAGAGAATAACTGAAGAGATACACGAATACTCACGACGTGCAGGCTATAGGTAGCGACTACAACATAAACAAATCAGACCATTTCGTTGATATCCACGAAATGGTCTTTTTGCTTGATATATGATACAATAACCTTACAATTAAGCACGAAGTGTGACTCTAAAAAACGAGAGCGCGTTGTCATCCAAAAAAGAAGGAAGCGTGCGTCGCAGCGTTGTATAAGTAGCAATCTGAGGTGATCGTTTGAGATAAATACGAAGCCGCCCAAGTCAGTATGGAGCGAAGAACTAGGCCCTCTTGGTGACCAGACAACAGACGATAGCTCTTATCCAATTTAATAGTATTTTTACAATTTGGAGATTTGGGGTTTGTGGTGTATGCTATAGGTACTTTAGTAAGTAAATGGGAGGCTTTACTAAAATGGTATCTAAGGACAAAATCATCAAAAGCACTATTGGTGCTGTTATTGGCGTAGCTGCAGTAGCAGGTATGGCTGGAGCTGCAAATAATAGTCAGCCACAGCAGACTATAGCGCCAGTAGTACAACCTGTAACATATTCAGACTGTAGAACGGAAGAAATACCGTTTGAAACACAGTACGAAGGTGAAACAGGTCAATATGGCTACACTGAAACTATAAAGCAACAAGGTGTAGCTGGTAGTAAAAAGATTTGTAAACCAAGCAAGCCAGGGTACGAAGATAAAGTGGAGGTTATAACTCAACCAGTAAATCACGTTATCGTCCGTACGCCTAAACCTGCACCACAACCAGTACAACAACAACGCTATCGTGTTGGAGCTATCTGTCGAGATGGCTGGCAGTCACACGCTACTGGAAGAGGAGCTTGCTCACACCACGGTGGAGTAAGTGAGTGGCTGTATGAATAATTACCTTAAAGATGCATTGTCTATGATATTGATACTTGCGCTAATGGGAGGAATATATGCTCTTGGAGTATACGCATATAGGCATTACTTCATTAATCCTACCAACAATAACTCAAGTCACACCAGGAGCAATTCATCGTATGAAGATAAATCTGATGAAGATGACGTATATTACGAAAATTGCACTGAAGCACGTGAAGACGGAGCTCAGTCAATCCGTGAGGGCGAACCTGGCTATCGTGAAGAATTAGACAGAGACGGCGACGGTATAGCTTGTGAACCATGGCATGGTAGGTGATTGACAAACTACCCCTGTTATGCTACAATGCAAGCATGAAAAAAGCCGTAATCATCACTGTTATTCTGGCGCTTGTAGTGGGTGGTGGTGTGCTATGGAAAATTAGAGAAAACCGCTTGGCTGCTAAAGCAGCTTACCTGGAAGCTAAAGCAACTGAAGGGCAAGCATATAATAAAGGATTTACTAAATATGAAATGGGTCCTGCCGATCCTCAAGAGATCCTGGAACTAGTAAACCAAGAGCGGGCAAGAATTGGTATAGCGCCATTGGTCATGGACGAGAACGTACAGAAATCAGCACAACTCAAGGCAGATGACATGGTCGCAAAAGGATATCGTCAACATAACATACCAGGTACGAACAACTGGTATTCGCTAGAGATGGCTAATCTGATGCATCAGGCTGGTTGTCATACTGTCAGTGAAAACTGGGTCTCAGGTGAGCATATGAATAGTCGCGGCGCCTTTAGGGGATGGATGAATTCAGAACCTCACCGTAAAGCCATACAAAATCCGAACTATACGAAGATTGGTATTGGCGTCAGCGGGCATGACGGAATTAGTGAAGTAGCAGTCCAGCATTTTTGTATTTCAAGATAACAGTTAGTATATAGCACAAACCCCAAATCTCCTTATTAATAAGGAGATTTTTCTTATGAATGACAACGCGTCATACCGTCAGTACTTGCAGTACCATGCTCTTAATAACCCTGGGGCAGCTAGGCGTGCCGAAGCACAAGCCCTTCTTAACCAAGTAGGTGATGACGGCAAACTTAATGGTAATTTCTTAATGGGTCAAAAAGTAGACCGAGGCTGGTTCAGGTCGCCAGACGTTAGAGAACAAACATCAAATGGATATACCGCTTCAACTCTTAATCGTTCAGTCAATCCATGGTGGGTTAACTCATATAACAGTTGGCTAAATAGTCAAAAACAAGGTAATACTGGTGACCAGACCATCAATATTGGCGGCGGTGGAGGCGGCGGAATGGGCGGTGGTAACCGTGCCAGTGCTGCTCAGCTTGCAGAATACGACCAGGGTATTGGTCAGCTAGAACACGGCTTAGGACGTATAGACAATCAATTAGGTGTACGCTTAGGCAATATTAACAACCAGTACACCACCAAAAAGAACGAATTAAAGAGTTCATGGAATAGGGCAGAAGGTCAATTCAACGATCAGACCCGTCAAAATCAGCAACAGCGACGTACAAACATCAATAACATTAACGATCGCTCAGCAGTTGGCTTACGTGGCTTATTGCGTTCATTAGGAAGTATGGGCGCAGTGGGTTCAGACGTGCAATTAGCAGGTCGCGCAGTTCAGAACCAAGCTAACCAGCAACGAACAGGCGCAGGACAGACTTACGCACAGAACCAAAAGCAAATCGACACCACGTGGGGTCAGTTTAAGAATGATTACGCGGATGAAGACAAAAAGCTTAACGACTGGAAAGCAAACGAAGACAACGCCGCACGTCAGTCATCTCAAACTACACGTCAGAACCTATTAACTCAATTAGCTCAGATGAAGAGCCAGAAAGCCGCCGCACAGGGCGCTAACGGTGCTAATGCCGCACGTGCAGACCTTGGACGAGCAAACGCTCTATCAAGCGAAATTGACAACCTAGGACGTCAGCAAAACACATACAGCGGTAATAAGGTCCAGTACAACGCAAAAGACCTAGACAGCTACAAGGTAGAAGGTGATACAGCAGTTGGTGTTTCAGATCCACAAGCGGCAGGTAATGACCCAACACTAAACATCTACAATACACGTCTAAAGCAAGAAGACGAGCGTAAACGACAGA